AATCGTGGTCACAATCCCACTTAAATTCATCAGTATTCCAAGTGTTTTTGATAATGTTACACTTGTTACAAGTGTTTAGTTCATTATCTTCATTCTCTAAGAAATCTAACTCAATAGGTGTTAGATCATCTACATAGCGATCAATTAAATCATCTTCATAAATTTCTTCAATAGTCATTACTCTGCCTCCTGATCTAATACCCATAGACTACCACCATCAAAATCTTTGGAATATCCGTAGTTTCTGACTAGGAAATCTCTAACTCTCTCTCTGTCTAGTGAATCGCCATCGCCCCATGTAAATCTCTCATGATTTAGAGTAGTAATAGCGTGTAGGTAGTCATAAGTAGCACCAAGAATGTCTGCCTTAGTAACACCCATAGGATATAGTGCATCAGGAGCACCATAGAATGAATAGACATACTCTGTGAACTGTGTTAGCATATCATTCAGTTCAGTAGATGATTGACCTGAGTTCATAAAACCTCTGTGTTTGTTATACTATTATTATAGGGCAGTGAAATCCAATTTCAACTGCCCATGTGCCAGTTTTTCAACCGTCACCTACACCGTAAGGTGTGACTTGATACTGGTCTATGCCATCTTGCATATCTGCTAAGTAACCTAACTTCTTCCTAATAGTTCTAAAATTGACTTGAAAATCATCACTATATTTGTCAGTTAACCTACAAGGCGTTTTCAGTATCAACTGAATTAAAGCATCACACTCTGATGCTGTCAAGTTAGGGTCATTCATTTGTTTATCCTATCATCATTATATGGACTACCAAAGTAGTCTCTGTTTGCAACATACAACACTAAAAGTGCTGTGAATATTCCAAAGAATCCAATAATTAATATTGGACTTTGGGGAAAATCGTAAGTAGGGATAATCATTAGTCTTTAGGATACAAATTTGTAATAATGTCAGCAAGTTGATTCAACTGATCTTCATTCATTAGTTCTATCATAGCATCAACTATATCATAGGGGGCGGAATTGTCCGCCTCCTCTAGGATTTCTGCTATTTCTGAGAATAGTGAAGTCTTTAGGTCATTTGGGTATCTCATGCCATTAACTCCTGTGGATAGTCAGCAGGGATTTCTTCCTTGATAGGTGTGAATACGTCATTGAAATCTTTGGTTTCTTCATTCCAGTATGAAATACCGTAGCACTCTAGTGTACCGTCAAGTTCCTTGACGTAAGCATATTCGCCACAACACTTGTTAGTATCCTCAAAGAAGTGAGAGATAGTTTTGTGTAGTCTGGGAGCATTATCTTCCATTGACTCGCCTCTCTCTGTGTAGTATAGAGGTTTGTATGGTAAATCCTTTAACTTCTCCTCATCTTCGATTTCCCAACCTGATTGAGTATAGCAACTACTCATATTGCCACCATCAATAAGTTCAGCGATTGCTTCTCTAGTTGGATAGAACTTGTTAAGTGTAACACCTAACCACTGTGGATAACCGTCCCAGTGATGATATACTGATAAGATTGAACCATCAGCGAGTCTTAGTCCGATTCTTGAATTAGTTGACATGATTGTTTGTTTGTTATGTACTTATTATAGTATGGTAGAATTGGAAATCTACCACCTGTGTGCCACTAATCTAAGTGTCACAAGTCTGCTGGGTCAGACGGCATATTGTTAGGGATAATCATTACATCTATCTTATCAACAATAGCGGGTATTAGTTTACTACCATCAAAAGAGCAACTACCATCAGGGTTAGTATTCCCTAATTTGTCGCATACAGCATCGCCTACCACCTCATATAAGAAATTAGATTTCTTTGGACTTGAGTTAATGTAGTCGATTACTTCAAATAGTAAAGCGTCAGCAAGTTTGTCTATAGTTTCTTTAGATAGAGACATTCTTCAATTCCTCCATGATAGGGAACATATAGAGATCATACTCTTCTAGAGCATCATCACTTATATTTGTGAAATAATCCTCTAAAATCTCCTCTAATAGATTCTCTCTATAGACTTTAGTGATATTATCCTGTAGAATGAAGTTTTTTATGTCACTCTGTAGTAGTCGCTTCTGTATAAGAGTCATTTAATTACCCTCCTCTGTAATTGAGTAAAATTCGTAATCTTGAAAGTTGTCCATGTCATGCTCATAGTCATCATACTCTCCTAATCTATATAACCGCATTGCTTCTTCTTCAGTTTCCGCCCATACAGTAGCGTGCCCCCAACCTACGAACTTCTCTTCGATAGTCCATGCTTTCTTAGGTATATCCATTATGAAAACTCCCTGATATAAAGTTCATAGTCTATCATATCATGTAAATCTACGTCAGGGTCATCATTCTTTAGAATACTCTTTAGTTCAGCAGTAGATGCTCTGCGAATCTCATCATGTGTCATAAAAACCTCTGTTTGTTATAGTATTATTATAGGGCAGTGATATGAAATATCAACTACCCATGTGACAGTTTACAAATAGGTTATCTCGCCCTTTTCAACTGCCTCCTCTAGTTCATAATAGTTTGCTCTCTCTGCATCTATCTCTTCTTGATGATATTCAAATACCATATTCTGATAAATGTCGAACAAATCCTGTAATACTACGCCTTCTAGGTCACTCCATGAACCAACATAGTCTAACTGTGTTTCATCATATCCGCCCTTCTCAAGACTAGGAGCACTTACAAAGTGCATACCTATGTCAATAAAGAAGTGTCTGCCATACTTCTCACTTACATGAGTCTTTGTTGGTCTGAAATGGCAACCATGTATGCCCTCTGGATCTCTCAAATCATTGAAATCTCTGAAAATGTATGTGTGCATTACACTGCCTCCTCTAGTAGTTCGCTTGTATCTTGAATTGTAAACTCTACACCCATGTCAGTTTCAATAATTGTTTCTAACTGACAATTAGTTAGAGTATCGTTTTTGAGATAGTAAAAGGTTACATCATCATTCTTATCTTGTAGAGATAACCACTCAATTAATTGTGATACTTTCATTCTACCAATCTCCGTTAGACTCAGCATATACATCTTCATTCCAATGCTCTGTATCTTTTATGATACCAACGTGGCGCATCATACCATCATAGATTTCCATGCCTGATCTTGACATTCTGTTGCAAGTGTAATCCCAACCTAACTCTGTGAGATTATCAACTATAAAGTTTAGTGAAACTTTTTTCATAATTGTTTGTTTGTTATATTATTATTGTATAGGCATCAGATCAGAATACAACCACCTGTGTGCCACTATCTGAACTGTCTATTGTTGAAGTTTGCGTAACTGAACTGTTGACGTTTTACAAGTTTGAATGTACCATATTTGTTGGTCATCACATAACCCTCATGCTCATAGGGCACACTATCAAATAGACATTGAACATTCTCTGTAGTAGTAATGCCTTCCATGAGTAACTCTTTTATCTCAATTATCATATTGTATAAGTGAAATAAGTTTTTAGAGTATCCTGTATCACTCGCCAACTTATCTGCATCAAGTGATTGACCTGAGCGTATATAACTGTTGATATTTACTTTCAACTGTGGTATATCTTTGCTCTCTGGAAACCTAACAAATGGAATTACAGTTTTGGCAAGTGTGATAAGTAAACTTAATCTAAAGTGCCTATGAGATATTGATGCACTTGTATCAATAAAGTGAACACCATAACTATTAGATTCTCTGTAATGAAACTTAGCATCTAACTCTTGTATGGTAGCACCAATATACTGTGTATGAGTGGCAACAATAATGTCATCAATTACATTATCAAATTTGTATGTAATTGTGTTTGGTGTATGGGTATCTGAACCACCATAACCAATAAAGTCTCCTTGATATATGCCATCATTGTGTGGTAGTCTGTCTAGACATATATGTAGAATCGAAGCGACTCTGGGTATATGTCCATGATTGCTTTCAATATCAGTATGAGTATAGTTTATCTTGATTCTTCTCTTATTGAATACTGATTTAGTTCCTACAAAGAACATACCATTCTCAGGGTTAGTTCCATACACTATGGCAGGAGCACCATCATACTTTACTGATACCTGACTCTGTTTAGTATCTAAGAAGTTGATAGCATTGATCGCACCTTGCTTACCCTCAAGTATATGATCTTCAATATGTTCTAAGTGTTTGTTCTTCATACCCTATTATACCATAATAAGTGTGAGAGAGCAACGTGGGGCGAACTCATCTGAGTTTCACTCAGGCGCCCAAATTTACGCTACGGGAATCG